TCGGCGGCCTCGGCATGGGTTTTACGCTGCGGGCCGCGTTGGCGTTGCTCGGCCCCGAGGCGGCCGTCACGGTGGCCGAACTGGTGCCGGCCGTGGTGGCCTGGGGGCGCGGGCCGCTGGCCGCGATCCATGCGGGCAGCCTCGAGGACCCGCGCGTGCTGATCCACGAGGGCGACGTGGGGCAACTCATCCGCAACGCCGAGCCCCGCTACGACGTCATCCTGCTCGATGTCGACAACGGCCCGGACGGCCTGACCCGCCGGGGCAACGACGCGCTCTATGGCGCGGCCGGCCTCGGCAGCGCCTGGACGGCGCTCCGTCCGGGTGGCGCGCTGGCCGTCTGGTCATCGGTGCCCGACGACGCCTTCACGCTCCGCCTGCGCCGCACCGGCTTCGCGGTCGCGGCCTCGACCGTCCGGGCCAACGGTAAGCGCGGCGCGCGGCAGGTGATCTGGGTGGCGACACGGGGACGGTGACCGGGAAGGCCTGCGCGCGGGGGACGTCGTGTCCGCGTGCTGCGAGGGCGGACGTCTTCGGGCGACGGCCCTGCCTCGCGATCAAGATCAGCTTGCGACGACCCCCCAGGCCCGCTATAAGCCTCGCACCGGACGCCATGGTCGCCCGGCAGTGTCGGAGTGTAGCGCAGTCTGGTAGCGCACCTCGTTCGGGACGAGGGGGTCGTAGGTTCGAATCCTATCACTCCGACCACTGATTTACCTCATGATTTCGGCAGTTGCGCGGCGCGGCCGCTATCGTAGCACCCAGGAACGCACCCAAGTTATCTGCGTTTTCGGCTGATTGCGGCATGAACGCTGGCCCCTTGGTCGGGATCGTGATGCCCGTAGACGCGCTCGATCATCTCCATGGTGAGACCGAACATTCCGGCCACCTCCCATCGGTCGGCGCCGCCCTGCATGGCCCATGTGATCGCTGTGTGTCGCAGGATATGCGGGGTCACACCGTCGAGCCCGGCGTCACGCGCCGCCTCGCGGAAACCCTTCGCCATGCGGGTTATCGGCGCTCCCTTCCACTCGACGATCGCTTCTCGGCTTTTCCCGGCCCGGTGCCAGCGCCGGAGGTGATCGATCAGCTTGCGGTTCAAGCGGACATAGGGCTGGCGCTTCTTTGTCTCGCGGGTCTCGGGCGGTCGGCGGTAGAACACGCCGCGATCGAGGTCGACATAGCCCCGGCCGACGGTGGGACGCATCGCTGCCTGGCAGATCGCGGTGGCGCGCGTCCCCGTGTAGAGGCCGACGAGGATGAACCTAGCGACATGCTTGCGCTTTCCTTGACCACCCTTCCACGCCGCCCATAGCAGCCGCGCGGCCTCATTCCGCGTCAGCCAGCGATCGCGCGGAACCGATTTCTCGGGCAGCACCACTTCGATGACCTCGGAGCACAACCCCTCGCTGCGGTGATATTTGATCGCGGCCCGAAGGTCCTCCAACTCGCGCCGAGCAAGCGAGACGGACTCGCGCTTCCTGACGTAGGCCCGGCATAGGGCTCCGTTGATTGCGGACAGGGGGCGGGCGCCGAAGAACAGGCCGAGCGCCCTCACGCGTTGTGCCAGCTCGTTCGGCCTGGCCACACTCATGGCTCGATCCTCGAGGTAGATCGCCAGCACGTCGGCTATGGCGATTTGAGAGGGATGACGTTGGTTCTGTCGGATCGGCCGGTGCTTCGTCTTGATGTAGTCCGCGAGCCGTTGCTCAGCTTGTCCACGCTCATCAGCAGAGCATCCAGTGCTTTCGACCCGCTCTCCATCGCGGATGAGCCAGACGGCGTTTCGTCGGCCGTTGGCCGCGCGGAGATAGAGGCGAGCGCCCTTGGATGGGTTCGGCACAGGTCCAGCATCCTTTCGATATCAAGTGGCGTCGTAAACTCCTTGCCGGCCACACGGTAGGTTTTCAGGTGTCCCCGGTCACGTTCCTTTCGCAGCCCGGCGGCCGTCATGCCGCCGTTCGGGAAAGCATATAGCGCCGCCTCGGCGAGGCGGATCGGCGTATCGGGCCGGATCTCAGCCGTGTCGATCATTGGCGGTCCCTGACCCTCGGTTTGATGACGTGCATGTGATTATGAACCGGCCGCAGAGCGTTGATGTACATTCGTTCGACGACAGCTAGTTGGGCTGGCGCAACAGGTGTCCAAGTGTAAACGTCGAAATCAATCCTGGTTCTGTGATCGCGCATTCTGCGATTTACGTTGAGAGATTGGCCGACATATACGCACTCTGAACCCTTGAACAGGAAGTAAACTCCACAACTCTCATAGGCTCGCTCTGTTACATCTTTTGGCTCTGGATCTGACACTTGAGAGCCTGACCCCATGATTGCCTCAATCCGCTTTCCCCAATCTAGCGCCCCGGCATGGGTGTCAAACGTGCGCGCTCTCGACTGAAAGCCTCTTAACCTGACCTGGGCGGTAAATCTTCCCTTGCGCTCAACGACAGTCGGCATTGCCATCTCCTGTTTAGACGGCACACATTACTACGTGTAGCGCGGGTAAGTCTCTGTACTATTCACGCTCGTTTCCGCTCGTTTCCCTTCATAGCGCGCCGCTAGAAGGAACATAGTTTGGAGGCAAGATTCCGCGCTTTCGGTTTCAGGTTTCGCCATCCCCGCCTCCCTTCGCCATCAGCCTCTCGTCACGGGCGGCGGCGCAATCCTCGCAGAGGTGTTCGTCTTCGCCAGTCTTTACCCATCCTCTTGGAAGTCGCGGCTTCCGATGGTCGTAGTGTCCTCCGCCGCCAAACTGGTTCATGTAGACGAACGGCAGATCAACCTCTTCTTCGTCCTGGCATTGATTGCACATGATGTGGACGTAGGCGTCGATAATACTCACGGGTCCCCCTCCGTCTCTGCCGGCGCGGGCCGCGCGTGGGTGTCGGACCCGTCTGTGAAGTTCCACGGGACCTTCAGTCTGCCAAGTTTCACAGGGTCGGCGAGCGTCAGCATCAGCCATCCCGAGCACAGATGATCCGGCCTGTGGACGTCGTGACAGCCGAACTCGACGCCTTCCATGACGCACTTCAGCGCGTCCATCAGCGTCTCGGGCGATCCACTCGCCAGATGCGGACCCTCTCGGAACGCGCACGAGGCACAACGCGGCGTGATTTCTGGCACCTTCAACCGGGCGCGCGGTTCGGCTTCGTCGCAAAGCCGGGCCAGCTCGCGGCCTAGCGCTTGGCCATCCGGGGTCGCGCGATTGCGGATCATTCCCCGCCTCCCCCGTCCCGGTCGGCCGCAGGCTCGGCAGGCACGGTGCCGGTGCCCCGGGTGGCGAGGGCGCGGACGGCGGTGGCATAGAGGGCAATCGCTTCCTCCATAGCACCGCAAAGTGTGCCCAGCATCGACGGAGACACGCCTAGGGAGATTATTTCTTCCGCTATGGCTTCAAGCTTTCCAGACAGGCCATCGGGCCAGCCGAAATTTGCTGCCTCTTCCAGCGCCTCCGCGCGCACCAGGTCAGTTGCAAACTGATTATGATGCATACGCTCCCCGGCCTGTACCGACGCGGTCGGGGTGGCGGGCGGCGTGGCTGACCCGAGGGCGGCGATTAGGGCGCGAACCCAAGTCGCTGCGGCCCGAGCAAACCTCTGATCGTAGATGTCCGAAAAGACCAGACGCCCTTTGTGGGCCACTTCGCTAAACTGGCGCAGCTCCTCTGGCACCGCCCGCGCCGCGTCGCGCTCGGCACGAGTTTCGGCGAGGTCTCGGGTGAGGCGGTCGATCTCGCCAGACATTCTTGCGGCAATCCGACCAGCTAGACGGCGGTAGTCGGTTGGCTCCTGCGAGTCGACATTGATAATCGCTTCGATGATACCTCGCAGGGATAGATCACCACGAGAATGAGCGACGGCCTCTTGTAGACCTTCGATAATCTTCATGCCGGACATCTACTGGCCTCCTGTCGCGCCAGCTTTGGCGGCTTCGAGGCAGGCGCGAGCTTCATTTTTATGGTCGCGCCAAACGCCCTCGATCAGCTTCAATATGAGGTTTTCATCTAGTGGATACCCACCGGATCTTTGGCCTTCCAGGCGCACTCGACATATCCTCCGTGCCCCTACCTCGACCATCGCATCCGTGATCGGCATCGCCGCGACGGCGCGCCAGGCGGCTTCGGTGAGGAGGTGGTCAGAATAATCCCGCCCGTCAGCAACATCTTGGTCCGAAGCTTCATCTATATCACCAACGTGCCAATCGTTTAGGATCTCACGTACTGTCCATAGAGTGCTAGCGTCCCGCGTCTCCGCTATGGCGGCCTTGACGGGTTCGAGGGAGGTCATGGTTCGCTCCGTAGCGGGAAAGTGGCGGGTCGATCCGCAGCGCCTCGGGCTGTCGCAACTGGATCAAGGTCCAGAGCGCAGCGGCGCGGGCATCATCGGCGCGGATGAACCAGCGGTAGGGGTCGTCTTCGAAGCGCCGGAACCCGGTGGGCTCATCGATGACGCCGGCCGCGATCAACTCGCTGGCGTCGAGGTTCGTCAGGATGCACAACCCGTTGAGGAAGCGGCGGAACTCGGTGGAGGCGACGACCGCGAGGTGCGGCGGGTTGTGGGAGGCGTGGTCGGTCATAACCATGCCTCCACTTCTTCGACTAGGCTGGCGTCGCGGTCGGCCTCCATCTCGGCGCGGATCACCGCATCAATGAGGTCGGCCGTGGCGGGACTGTCGACGATGCGGCCGAAGGCGTGCGTCCAGAGCGGGTGCGTCCGGTTGATGATCCGCCAGCCGTCGCTGACTTGCCGCCCCGGCATCTCGACATGGTCGATCGTGTAGTTGTCGCGATCCCGATAGGTGCCGGAAATGCGGACGTCGGTCGGCAAATCGATACCGTCGAATGGCTGGACCTGCTCCAGGATGAGATCAAAGCTGGGCATCTCGGTCTCACGCGGCCTTTCCGGTCGGGACGCGTGCCAAGCAGTCCACAAGACCGTAAGCCAGACGCTTGATAGCCACCTCGTCGGCGTCCTCATTTGTGCAGGCATAAGCATAAGCATAAGCATTGGCGGAGGCGGAGGCGTTAGCGCTGGCTAGGGCGGAAGCGAAGGCGAGGTCGTTGGCATTGGCGGAGGAAAAGGCGTCGGCGTCGATAAAGGCCGCCTTCAAGACCGGGCGCCATTCGTCAGCGGTGAACGATTTCCCAGCGAGGGCCTCGGCATGCATAGCCCTGAGAGCTTCGTGCGCCTCGACCTTGCTCCCGCGTTTCGTGCTCATCTCAACGGCGAGCGATCCAATGACGTTGCCTTGCCAGTCATGGACCACCGAGAAGGGGACGCGCCCGTCCAGCCGGGCCAGTTCGCGATAGAATCGCGAACCCCAGTCCAGAGCGTCGGCCTTAGCCTGATTGTCGAACAGCCATGGAACCAATAGAGCGAGCCAACGCGGCATGATCTGCGCAGGACACTGTCTCGCGAAATTCATATCAGGATCAATGACGCTGAGGGCACAGGCGAGGGCGCTGCCATCTTCGCTACATGCGTGCCAGCTCTTCTGAATGAGCGCGTCAGCCGCGCGATAGACCTCGTAGCGGTCCAAGGCTTCGGCGGCAGTGGTGGCGGTGCGGGGGGCGGGCATCACGCGGCCTTTCCGGTGGATGGCTGCCGGACACTCACCTCGTCCGGGTGATACTGCAGGAAGAGGTTGCGGATCGTGCAGACCTCGGTGCCGTCCTCGCGCTTGACGTAGTGCATGCCCCTGGCAGGCCAGCCGCAGCCTGTACACGTTGCCTCGCCGTGAGTCAGTCCCCACATCATCGCGACCCCGATACTGAACATTTGCCTGAAGCTGTTGATCTCTTGACCGCAACTCAGGCAGTATATCCGACGGTCACCGTCAATCTGCACTGTGACGGGCGCGGCGAACGGCCAGAAGTAGGCGTTCAGTGCAGCCACATCCTCCTCCGGCAGTCCGGGAAGCATCTCGATCCCGGCATCGGCGGGCGTGCATCGGCTGGGCCGATGGGCCAGTTCAGGGTGATCGGCCATCTCAGCCTCCCCTTGCGATGCACATGGCCAGCACAGCCACCACGACCCCGATCGCAGCAAGCGCATCGGCGAAGGCCACGACGGACTGGACGATCATGCGGGAGGCGGGATCGGGCTCGGGCGGGACGAAGCCGAGCTGGGTGCGGACGATCGGGGCGGGCATCACGCGGCCACTCTCGTGACGCAAGCTTCCACAATCTGAAAGTTCTCGGCCGCGCAGGCGTTGCGGCGCATCCAAGCTTCGACGAACCGCTTGGCAGCCCCCGTGTTGGTGCCGACCACCCACCACTCGACGCCACCGCGCATGTGAAAGTCGGGCAGGCGCACCGTTCCCTGCATTGAGCCCTTGCGGCTGAATTCGCCGACGCGTGGCACCACATCGGCCCACAAGGTTCCATCAATTGCGCGCAGCTCGTGATGGCCGGCGGCGATCTTGGTCCAGGTAAGGGTTTGCATCGGGGCTTCCCATCCAGGCCGGAGCAAGGGTGCTGCCGGGGTGATGGACTGTACATATCGCACAGCGCCACAGGGCGCAACACAAATCGTACAGCGCCGACACAAAAAAATGCCCGGCTCGAACCGAGCTTGGAAAGCGAGCTGGGTAGGGTGAGCGGCTACGCCGGCTTCACGTCCGGGAAGTTAGCGGGATCGAACCGGAGGTAATGCCGCAGCACGGCGCGCCAGGGTGCAACCTTCAAGAGTTCATCTCGTGACCGCCCGTAGGAGAGTTCAGCCGCATTGTAAGCCATGGCATTGACGGCGTGAAACAGCTCCGGTTCGTCGGCATAGAGGCCCGTCATCTCGGCATGCAGTGCCTCGACGTCGGCGCCAGCCTGGACGGACTTCGCGTAGAGGCGAGCAAACGACCTTCGCAGTTCCAGGTGGGTCCGGGCCTTGCCGCCGAAGTCGAAGACGAGCTGCGCTGCGCCCGCCGCAGCTGCAAGAGCGCCGCCATAAACGGCGACATGCGGATGTGTCGAAAGGGCGGTTGCGGCAGCCGTGCTGCCAAGCGCCAGCACTGCGAAGTTGATCCATCGGTTCCAGGCGTCGAAGTGCCCTTGCCGATCCTCGTGGTAGCGGAGGTTTCGGAGAAGCCTCATTTCCAACGCCAGTTCCGGCGTCATCGTTTGTCTCTCGGGGGCTTCGGGTCCGGCGGCCGACCATCGTTCGCCTGTCCCGGCCGGGGATCGGATTTCCTTTCCGGCGACGGCTTCGGCGGTGGTTTCGGAGGTGGTTTGGGCGGTTCCTTCGCGGCTGACCATAGCTCGACCTGTGTCACGAGTGCTCCCCTCTATATAGTCTGCCGATTGCCGGCCGTCACCCGCCCCGCTTCGCCGCTACCTTGGCGCCGAGCCGCCGTCGATCGTCATGCGTCACACGGCTCCACTGTCGCGCCCGCACGACGGTCAGCACGTCTGCGGCCCACGTGAGTTCGACGCCGAGGATCGGCGACGCCGTGGCGTTGACGCTGATCAGATTGTAGATGTTCGGCACGGCGGTCCGCAGGGCTAACTTCAGGAAACGCCGACCGTCTGCGGTGAGCACCGCCGCCTCCTCGCCGTCCGGAATGCGCTCAAACGGCGTGCCATCCCGAGGGCAGACCACCACGTCGCCGGGACCGTAACGCGGCATCATGGAATCGCCGACCACCTCGAAGCCGATGGCGTAGGGCGGCAACGGGATCACGGCCTCGGCGTTGTAATAGCCCTCGGGCGGCACCTGTTCCACGCCCGCGTCGATCTCGGCTCCGGCACCGATGCGGCCCATGATGGGGATGGTGGATCGGGAGGGGTCCATCATGTCGCCGGTGAGAAGCCAGCCTGCATTGACCCGGAAGGCCTTGGCGTACCGCTCGGCTACGTCGCGCCGCAGGCCGCGCATGCCATTTTCGTGGCTGCGATAGCTATTCTCGTTCCAGCCGAAACGCCGGGCAGCGAAGGTCGCATCTTCAAATCCTGCATCGCGCCTGGCGCGGGCTAATCGTTCAAAGGGCTCTTCCATCCTCCGATGATGTCGGAACGTGCTGTACGTTTCGCCTTGACAGCGGCGTGGTGCGTTTCGTACAACGCCGGACATGGACAGCATCGAATCCCTTTTCGCTCAGCTCGGCGGCCCGTCCGAGGTCGGTCGCATCATCGGGAAATCGACCGAGCACGCCGCGGCAATGAAGCGGCGAAAGTCCATCCCTGTGCGGTACTGGTCGAAGCTGATGCTCGCCGCGCAACAGAACGGCGTGGATCTCGACGCAGATCGTCTGACCAAACTGCACGGGCCCAACCCCGCCCAGCCCGCCCCCGAGCCCGCGGGAGCGCCGGCATGACCCCCTGCCGATCCTGCGGCGGTTCCGGCAAGCTCCAAGCCTATGGCTCGCGGAGATTAAGGCCGTGCTCCGCTTGCAAGGGCGCTGGCTGGCTGCCTGACGCATTCGCGGACGATCGGCCGTCTGCTCACAGCATCGGTTCCGGTGTCCAGGTGATGCCGACAGATAGCGAGGACAGGTTTCGGACGCGGCCCGATCTGTCGCTCGACGATCCCGAAGCTCTGACATCGGAGATGTTCTGATGCACGTCGGACGCATCGCTGGCGCTACGCGAAACCTTGGCGCTCCACTTGATTGGGAACGAGACAAGCACGGAACATGCGGCGACCTGCCGATCCGTGACGAGATGCATGCGCCCGACCTGCCTCGCATGATATCGGCGTGGCTTCCGACTCCCGAAGAACTTCGTCTGCTCAATGCCGGGGCTCCCATTTACTTGGCAGTCATAGGGCACGTGCATCCGCCCGTTTCAGTTTCCGTGGGGATGCCAGCGGTCCCCGTCCCGGAGCCAGTCCAGTGACGCCCGCCTTCACAACCCTCCCGTCCTGCCCGTCCTGCAAATCCCCGATGGTTCTGCATGTCGTGCCGGCGAACCACGACCGCCCCGGCATGTCGTTCCACCGCTGCGTCGACTGCGGCATCGAGGACGGACACCGGATCGACCCCGCCACCGTCCCTCTCACGGAGGACACCGCGCCATGAGCAAGAACGCGCTTGCCGTCGCCATGGGCTTTCTCGGGGTCCTCGCTATCGCGATCATCGCGAGCGCCATCCTGTACGGCTGCGAGAAGTCCGGCGAGCGTTACCACGACCTCGCAGGCCAGTGCATCCACAGCGGCGGTACCTGGCTACCGACTAATGGCGCTGGCGACGCGGTTTGCGTGGGCGCGCGTCCATGACGGTGATCGTCGCGCGCTTCATGCTGGCGTGGTGCCTCCTGGACGGCATCCTGCTCTGTTTGTGGGTCCTCGCGATAGCGAGGCACCGATGAGCGCCGCCGCCCGGCCCGGCTGGATGCACGAGCATCGCGTTGGCAGAACGCGAGCTGTTGATGCGTTCGGCGAATACGCGAGAGTAGCATGATCCGCCTCGTCTTTGATATCGGCGTCTCCCTCATCGCCGCGATCGCACTGCTCGGCTGGCACGAGGCTAACAAGCAATATCGCCGCCTGTCGGATCTCTATTGGGCCATCCTCACCGAGCGCTTCGGCAACGACGAAGCCGTCACGAGGCTCAGGCAACAATGATGTGGGTTTATCTCGTCTTTTCGGCACTTGGTGCAGGAGTTCTTGTGTTGGACCCTGGAAGCGGTTGGGACAGCTTCTTTACCGTCTACGCCGTCATTAACTTCGGCCTATTCCTGGACCGGTGTTTGGAAAGGCATTGGCGATGATCGACGCCCTTGCACTCTACGCACTCTTGATCTGGTTCGAGCCCGGCATCGTCAAGGCCGGCACCGTGGGTTTCGTCATCGTCGTCGGGACCATGCTGGCGGCCGTGCTTTACCGCCGCCAGCCGGGGGCGGACCTGTGAACATCGCCTTTGCCGCGCCCTGCGGCTTCCCCGATCCGGCCACTACCTCCAGGCCGGAAACTTGGCCGTCGAGCGCAGCCGCGCTCCGGTCCTTCTCTTCGCGGCTTGATGCCTTGGCGGGCACCAGCCGATGTCCTAGCGCGTCCGTTACGACGCGAGTTGTTCCCAACAGTTCCCATAGATCGAGTTGGGTTTCCTCCGTCATATTGCCCCTCCGTTTCGCTCAGTCAGATGAGCACGGGGTAAACAGATGTTGCATCCATCAACTAAGGATAAATCGCCGATGTCGGCCGTGACTTCCGACAGTCTGGCGCGCGATTGGGCGCGTCGATTGGAGACCAAAGAGGCCCAGCGTAGCGGGTTGTCTCTTGGCGTTGCGCGTAAGCGTGTTGCAAGCCGGTTGGGTATCTTGCCGGGTACGTTCGAAAACTTAAGCCGCGAGCGGATCAAAGGCGTTCGGCACTGGATCTTTTTGGCTCTTCACGAGGCCGTGAAAGCTGAACTGAAGCGCGAAATGGCGGCACATGAACACGAACTGGAAATCCTTGAACGGCTCGGTCGCGATACTTCTGACAGTCAAGTGCAAGCGGCTCTGGCGGGCGTTGATGCGCTTCGGACGGAGCTGAAATGAGCGCCGGCCACACCGTCCTCCACGCTGGACCGTGATCGCACGGGACGGCGACCACATCGGCATCCGCCGGGACGGAACTGAGATCCGCAAGTGGGTTCACCGGGATTTGCTGAAACCGTTGGCGACCAAAGGAAGAGACAATGAGTGATGCAATCGGCAGGAACACCGTAAGCGGCGAACAGCTTCGATCCTATGTCGAGCGGGTCGAGCGCATCCGAAAGGTCAAGAAGCAAGCAACCGACGACGAAAAGCTCATCATGGCGGAAGCGAAGTCGACCGGTTTCATACCAAAAATCATCGCGTACTGCGTCAAGGTCCGCGCGATGAAGCCGTCCGACTATCAGGAGGATGTAGCACTCTCCGATATGTACCTGTCCGAGCTGGGCATGTTGCCTGAGCCACCGCTGTTCCGAGCGGTCGGCCTGATGGCGGTCGATATCACGGCCAAGGATCAGGTTGTCCAAGCCCTGAAAGCATTTGTGCCCGCGAACGGTTCGATCATCGTGGAAGCGGGTGGCGTGCCAGTCAGGCTGACGCGTAACGCCAGCGGCACCGTTGAGGCCGCCGACGTGGTGAACAAGCCGGCGGCACCGTCGAGGCCGGACGGACCGCCGCCAGCGATCAAGGAGCGCCCGCCCGTGCCGGACGTGGACCTGAGTGGCGCCGAGTCGCTTGGACGGCAGGCCGTGAAGGATGATGTGCCGATCATCAGAAACCCGTTCCCGTTCGGCGATAACCGCCGGGCCTCATGGGATCTTGGTTGGCGTCGGCAGGCCGGCGGCGACGGCATGGGTCCCGAGTGATGCGCACGCCGACCGAACGCAAGACGCCGTCCGACTTCGGCATCCTCTTTGAGCCATCAGAGGCTTTGGAGCCGATCCTCGCAAAGCCCGTCCGTGACGCGCTCACGGAGTGGTTAACCGAGGTGTGGAGCGAAGACGAATTGCGGGCCGTGGGTATCGGAGCGCGTCGTCGTGCCATCTTCGATGGCCCCCCCGGCGTCGGCAAAACTACTCTGGCGCACCACCTCGCGGCCCGGCTTGGGTTGCCCATGCTTGCGGTCAGGCCCGAGCGCGTCATCTCAAAATGGATTGGCGAGACCGGTTGGAACCTTGGCACACTCTTCGACTTGGCGTCCGACGAAGACAACCCCATCGTCCTCTTTCTGGACGAACTCGACGCCCTATCGCCGCAGAGGCGGAAGAGCGAGACGTCGGCAGGCGATGAAAAGAACGCCGAGATCAACACTCTTTTGCAGCGGATTGAGCAGTATAAGGGTTTTCTGATCGCGGCGACAAACTTTGCCGACCAAATCGACCAAGCTATATGGCGACGTTTCGATATCCACATCACGATTGACCTGCCGGGGCAGCGCGAGCGTGAGCACATCCTCTCTCGCTATCTTGCACCATATGGATTGCCGCCGCGCAGTCTGACTGCGATGGCTGAAGCGATAGAGACAGCGTCGCCGGCCCTAATCCGGGCGCTGTGCGAGGGACTCAAGCGGCAGATCATCATCGGACCGAAGCTCAATTCCGACATGCGGCGCGAGGCCGTAGTGTCCCGCATCGTCACGACGGTCCACCCTCACGCGAGCGCCGGGAAGCCGCGCCTTTGGAGCCGCGGTTCCGACGACCCCGCAATCCGCGCCATGCCATGGCCAATGCCACTCGCGATCGACGTGCCGACCATGTCCGTGACTGAGCCGGCTTCGCAGTCGGCGACAGTCACACCAATTAGACGGGAAGCAGATCTCCGATGAACATCGAGGAAAAACAAATGGAACCCCTGCACCATAACGAAGCCGTGTTCTTCACGAAGGAAGTCGTGGTCGGCTACATCGGCAACAACAGCGTGCCGGCCGAGGCTCTTCCGGGGCTCATCCGCAGCGTCTATCACGCCATCGTGGACATCGGCCGTCCGGAACCCGCGAAGACGCTGGCCGAACCGCTAAAGCCGGCGGTATCGATCAAGGCTTCGGTCACGCCGGACTACCTCATCTGCCTCGACGATGGACTGCGGTTCAAGTCGCTGAAGCGGCATCTCGGCACACTCGGCATGACGCCTGCGGACTATCGGACCAAGTGGGGCCTTCCGACAGAATATCCGATGGTGGCGGCGAACTACTCCGCCAAGCGCACCGAGCTAGCGAAGTCCATCGGGCTCGGCAGGGGCAACACCAAGCTGGCTGCGGTGGCCTAGAAAATGTTGCCCTCTCCCACTCCCGATTCATACCGCATCGTATCCACCATCGGCATGACACCGTATCGAGCCCGGATCACGGAAGCTGGCAACGCCAGGATTCGAGAAAAGATCGCGGCGCAGCGGGAGACGGATCGCCAAGCGAAACGTCTTGAAACCGAAGCAACGGTCAGGAGAAAACGACTGGACGAAACTCTGGCGGCGACAGCCAAAGCCGTCGGCCCGCATTTCGCAACCCTGATCCTCCGCGACGTGGCCGAAAAACACAAATTTACGGTCGACGATCTCAAAGGTACGTCGCGAAAAGCCCCGGTCGTTCGTGCCCGCCAGGAAGCCATGTGGCGAATTCATACCGAGTGTCGTCTCAGCTTGCCCAAAATCGGTCAACGCCTCGGCAGCAAGGACCACACTACCGTGCTCCATGGCATCCGCCAGCATGTCCGGCGCAAAGCATCGGAGGAGGCGCGGACATGAGCGCCATGTTCCCGCCGGCCCTCGTTGCGGCCGTATGCGCAGCTCGCTGGTCCGTATCGGCGGCGACACTCGCGGCCCGCCATGGACTCACGAAGCCTCAGGTCTGGAAGATCTGGGAAAGGCACCGCGGGCTCATCCACCCGAGGCCCTTGAACGGAGAGGACGATCACCCGGTCCCCAGCATTCTTCAGCGCCCGGATAGGCTTGCGGAGAGCTTCGGCATCGCAGTGGTCGAGCGCCGGGTCGGCGACGCGGTGGTGTCGCTGGCACGGGTGCGGTTCCTCGATGGGGTGCGGACATGAGCACAGCGCCTCGCAAGACCGAGAACTCTGTTCAGGTTTCAGTTCTTGTCTGGATTCGCGAGAACGTGTCACCGCTCGTCTGGCACTGCGCCAACGGCGGCTCGCGACACAAACTAGAAGCCAGAAAGCTCAAGACATTAGGCGTCAAGGCCGGCGTGCCGGATCTCATGTTCATCGCACAACATGGCCCGACCCGCGGCATGACGTATTACATCGAGGTCAAAGCGCCTGATGGCCACGTCGACATCGAACAGAAGAAGTTCGCACGAGAGGCTCAAGAATTAGGCACGCCTTGCGCTGTGGTCTTCTCGAAAGCCGAAGCCATCGCTCAGTGCAAGGCCTGGGGCGTGGCCAAGATCTCATGTTCTTTGGTGGCGGTGAACCAATGAACGACGCCGTGAACGCCCTTGATCATTTCGACGCCTTCGCCGAAGCGGTCAAACCGCAATGGCAGCGCAGTCGGGAGAACTCCGTGGCCAAGGCCACACAAACCCGTGCCAGGACCAAGGCGGAAAAGCAACTCGACGAAGACGAAGTGCTGGAACGGATGTGGCGGGCCGGGAAAAAACAGCAGCGGATCGATTTGATGGCCGGACCTCATGGCAAGGAAATCAAAGGACTGATGACCTTCATGCGGACCATGACGCTGTCGAGCGCTCCCGCCCTTATCACTTTCATCGAACGCGCGACTTGGATACGCACCGCGCCCACGGATGTCAGATACGCGGTCTTGGAGATCGTCGCCAAAGGCATCGGGGACCTGAGAGTCAAGGAAGGCTTCGAACGCTTCAACGACGCGCTGTGGGATGAGCCCCCCAAGGCCTTCCATGTCATCAGAGATTTGGTAGGCGTCCGATGATCAAAGCAACCCTCGACGCCTATGCGGCGTCCTCACGCCGACAGTGGCAGACCGACCGCAGCCAGACCGTGGGCGCTAGCGAAATAGGCGGTTGCGCTCGCCGTGTCGCGTTCTCGAAAACCGTGGACGATCCCGTTTCCCGCGTCGAGCAGGACGATGATTTCGAAGATAGTTGGGGAGCGGCACGGCGCGGCAACCTCATCGAAGATCATCTGTTCGTTCCGGCGGTCCGCGCGAGATTCGGTGCGGCAGCATTATTCACCGGAGATGAGCAGCGCACCTTCACGTCCGGTTTCCTGTCGGCAACGCCAGACGGGTTGCTGATCGAGCAACCGCGCAACGCCCTGGCGCACCTCGGCATTGCCGATATCGAAGGTGACGCGATCGACCTCGACTGCAAGAGCATCGATCCACGGACACGGCTCACTGGGCCAAAGCCTGAGAACGTCTTTCAAGTCCAGGTTCAGATGGGGTTGATCCGGGAAACCACGAACTTTCGGCCCGGCTATGCGGTGATCTCCTACATTGACGCATCGTTCCTAGACCGCGTCACGGAATTCGCGGTGCGGTTCGACCCTGGTGTCTACGAGACCGCGAAGGATCGGGCACGGCAGATCATGACGGCGGCTCACGGCAAGGATCTGCGACCTGAAGGCATCATGGCAGGCGGTGCGGACTGCCGGTGGTGCCCCTTCACGCGGCAGTGCGGGACGATTCGCGCCGCTCGGGTTCCGAAAGACGTCGTCGACATGCCGGCAGACGTGGCGTCGCTGGTGACACAGCAAGCCGCGCTGGCCAAAGACAAAGCGGCCGACGTCGAGATGCTGGAAGCGGAGATCGCCCAGCACAAGGAGAGAATTCGCGACGCTTTAGAGGGGGCCGGATCAAAGGGGCTTCCGGGCGTCGCGCAATGGACTGCCGTGAAAGGCAGGTCCGGTTGGAACAACGATGCGATCCGAAAAGCCGCAGCCGCGGCTGGGATCGATCTCGAACCCTACCGGACGGTCGGCGATCCCAGCGATCGATTGACCTTGGGCTAAAGCCTAACAGCAAGCACAAACTAACCACCCCGCACCATAGGACAAAACAGATGCAAGACCTAATGACCAACAACGCCAGCAGCACCGCTCTCGCCATGCCACCGGCCAAGAATGCTTTCGAGGCCTATTCGGAATCGGTTAATTCCAACCGAATCGTCGGAGCTTTGTTGAAATTCAACAAAGGAGATTGGCTCGTCGGACAGGACAACGATGAACTGAAACTCGGAACCAAGCTTGTCGCCGCCGTCGAGGAAGTGATGGTCGGCTATCTGAAATGGGAGGATAGCAAGGTCGTCGACATGCGCATGGGCAAGGTCAAGGACGGGTTCGTCATGCCGGCGCGCCGCGACCTCGGCGACGTCGAGCAAGGCACGTGGGACACCGACGATCAAGGCAAGCCACGCGATCCCTGGCAAATGACGTCCTACCTCATCCTGAAGGCGGCGGAAGGGCAGGATCTCTACACCTACGCCCCCTCCTCGGCGGGCGGCCGCAACGTCGTCGCCGCGCTCTGCGGCGAGTATGGCAAGCACAGCCGGCAGAAGCCCGACGAGTTCCCGATCGTCGAGCTCGCGGTCGACAGCTACATGCACAAGGTCAAGAGCTACGGCCGCATCAAGGTGCCGGTGCTGCAGATCATCGGTTGGGTGAGCAAGTCGACCACTATGGCGGCGATCATGGGTGAGGCAGCAGACGCAGAAGCCGATCGCAAGGCGGAAAAGGAGCAGGATGAAGCACCAGCCACACCGACGAAAAACGGAAAGGGTGTCAAAGCCAACGGCACATCCGAGACACGGTTCTAAACCTTGACGCAAGGCGAGCAATTCAAGCAAGCGATCGAATTCCTGTCGGGGGTCTTCGGACCCTCGACGGAGCAACCGATCTTCCTGTGCTCGCTTCCTAACGAGCGCGACGCCTCCGATCAGGTAGGCGAACGCCGTATCATGTCCCGCGACCCGGCCGACGTCGCGTCCTTCGTGGCGCGGTGGGACAGACCAGGCCGCGGGCTCTTCTTCTGTGTCGCGACACTGGTCGAGAATGCCCAGCCGGAGAGGCCCAAGGGCTCTGTGCGCCACAAACGCAGCGTGGCGGAGATCGCGCTATTCCACGCCGACATCGATGAGAAGTCGATCGCGATCCCGCTCGAAGACGTGTTCAAGGTGCTACGCGAGTTGCCTTGCCCGCCGTCCGTGGTGGTACGGTCGGGACACGGCCTGCATTGCTACTGGCTGCTGAAAGAGTCGATCCAAGCCGACGATCTCAGCATCGAGCGGGCGGAACGTATCAACGCCCTCTTGGCCGACGTCGTCGGCGGTGATCCGGTCTCCGACGTCTGCCGGCTCATGAGGCTGCCGGGCAGCCACAACACCAAACGCGGCGAATGGACGGCTGTCGAAGTCGCGAACGGTGGCTATGAACGGCGTTATGAGGTCGACGATGTCGAAGACATGCTCGACATGCTCTCGCCCCGGATCGCGCGGCGGGATGCACTGAGCCGCAAAGCGCCGACACGGCACGACAACCCCTTCCTGGCCGTGGCCGCGAAGCTCGGATTCAAGCCGTCGATCGAGGTCGAACAGCGGCTCGCCGCCATGACCTATCAGGGCGTCGACGAGACATCGATCCATGAGACGCAGGTCGTGGTCACGGCGGCCCTGCTCGGTCAAGGCAAGCCGATCGAAGAGATCGTCGATATCGTGATCGAGGCGACCCGCATCGCTGCCGGAGACTACGGATCACGATGGAATTGGGCTCGCGAGCGCCGCACGATCCATGGACAATGTGAAAGCTGGCTCCGCAAGCATCCTGAATTGACGATACAGCCGAGACAACAGCATGAAGTAGAAGAACGTGCGGAGACCGTGGCCGTGGCGCAGAGTGGCGGGAGCGGCTCCGTCGTCGCCCTGTCCGATCATCGCAAGGCCGAGAAGGGATCGAAGAAGGCGAAGGCTGACGTTCAGAAACATGTCATTCTCGGACAAGGTGTCATTGAGGCGATTCGCGCCCGGGGGGACGACATCCTGGTAACATTGGGTGAAGTCTGGCACTATACCGGAGGCTTATGGTCAGCGCCGACCTATGTTGGAAAGCAGTGGCTTGAAGTCGAGATAGAGATTGGTTGCAGAACGCTCAACATAGACTCCACAAACAGGATCGTAAGCGAAGCCAGGCAGTGGATACTACGGAATCCTGACATAAACCATGGCCTTATCGAGTGGAACAGGCACGGTCTGATACCGACGCGGTCGGGTTTGCTTGACCCTAAGACTAAGATCATTGTGGCACCTATGCCAGAGCATCATGCAACATGGCGTATAGAGTGCATTTTTGACCCTTCAGCAGATTGTCAGTGGTGGAAGAGATCTCTTGAAGACCTGTTCGCAGACCGAACACCTGAGCTTCGGATGCAAACCATAGAGACGCTGCAAGAGCTTATCGGGGTTGCTTTGATCGAAAACCGATCAAAGGCATTATCGAAGGCGATGGTCCTCTATGGGGGCGGAGACAGTGGGAAAACCACGGTGCTGGAGGTCTTCTCCGGTCTTCTGAGCGAGAACCCGATCTCAACGGCACTGGACAGCGTGAGCGGAACGCATGGCCTCATGGACTTCGTCAGGCGGGCGCCTTGGGTGCTCCACGAAGCCTTTGATCAATCGCGCTGGTTGTTCTCCTCGATGGTTAAATCACTCCTGACCGGAGACCCGGTGCCGATCAACATCAAGAACGGTCCGCTCATCACGAAGCGGTTCCAATGTCCCGTATTCTGGGGGACGAACCACCCACCTCAGTTCAAAGAAGCCACCAAAGCAATCGTCAATCGAATGATCGTGGTTCAGTGCCGTCAGGAGTTCAAGGACACCCTTCCCGTCGGAGCGGCCCTGGAAGCGAAATCAAGAGGCTTCGGTGAGGTCAGTGAGATGATCCTGACTGACGAAAAATCCGGCTTGTTGAACTGGGCATTGGAAGGTCTGCATCGCGCCATCATGCGGGGCTTCTTCTCTCTCACGCCGGAAATCATGGAGACCAGAGCGGAGATCCGTGCGGACAGCAATCTGGTCGCCGGGTTCGTCAACGAATGCGTTTCCTTCAGTCAAGACGCGATGATCTCGACCTCGGACTTCTGCGCTGCCTTCACGATGTGGTGGCACGAAAACAAAGGGGAGAACCGCGGCGCGCCATCGAACGAATCGGTGGGAAAGGCAATCACCTCGCTCGGGGACGCGCGTATCGCGTCACACAGGGAGACCGATACGCGCTATTATCTTGGAATCCACCTTAATGGGGTAGGACAGGACTTCTGGCAGGGCGTCAAAAGCTCTACGCTCGCTCAAGGAAAAGCCTCCAGAATCTCGTCTGGGGTAGAGGCCGTCAACCGGTCGATCCCCCCTAAATGGGATGGAAAAGACGTCGTCAATCGGATGCGCGCCGAATTCGAGAAGCGCGTTGAGAAACCTCCAGATCCGCCCCCGAACGCATATGACAGTTCATATGACAGTGCTGTCGATATGACAGTTGCAACTGTCATAAGCGGTGAGACCCAGTTCTAAAATGACGGATGAAATCGAGATCCGTCATTCGTCTGTCATCCGACAAGCCGTTGTTTTTGTTGAAGAATGACAGATATGACAGATATGACAGTTCTGCTTATGGGAAAACATCAACCAAACAAGGGGCTTTAGGTCAAAGTCATCGTGTTATGAGCAAGTAAGGGAAAACGACATGGACCGTCATAGCGGCGTCGACAACGAGATTGTCCCGTTCGGAAAATACCGAGGTCAACCGGTTGCTGCTCTTGCGGGAGACCGGGCCTATCTGGACTGGCTCATGGGTCAGGCTTGGTTCCGGGAAAAGTTCTCTACCCTGCACACGATCGTGATCAATAATTTTCAGGAGCCGAACGAAACGCCTGAGCACAATGCGATGCAGGTGGAGTTTTTGAATGACGCCTATTTGGTCAAGGTCATCGGTGCCTACATTGACCTGATTGAAAGCGAATGGCGCTTCAGGGTCACTAATAGACAGGTTCGTTTTGAGGCAAAGGGGGTCGATGTACTAATCAGTTTCACGTCATCTATGATCGAAGGCTTGATTATTTACAGAAATGATGGTCGCTGTGAGTTCGGCGTTGAACTTAAACCGAGAATATCAGATGATTATCCAGCAGTGTTGCGTCAGGTTATTGCTCAGCGTGGTACCCGTTTGGTCATTGTAGGCAAATACGATGGTGTTGGAGCAACATGGGAGCAAGTCGTAAAGACATTCATGCTTTCGGGTATCGGTCTCATTAGAGAATCTTCGCTGCATATCATTGAAGATGATCGTTTGGACAATGTACGATTAGAAATCGAGGAGGCTGCAGATATTTTTGTTCGAGATCATTCTTCCGAAGAGGTGCAGTGTATAGATCGTGTTACATTGGTTAGACTTCAGGATCAATGTAGCCAGACCGGAAAAAGACTCAAGAGAGGGCGAGATTATGGCCTGGCACTTGAAGGTGTTGCTGCTTTGCGACGGGGGTTGGCTATTGTTTCTGGATTGGTGCACTCCTCCAGGGAGGAAAAAGCTAAAAGCGATGCTAAATGGGTCAAGATGCATCTTGGATCAAGCTCGTGAGCGCGGCGGTAGAGGCGGCGTCGGTCCGGGACTGGATCGCTGAAACCGCGAAAGCCGCTACTGCGTTTGAGCGGCGTTGGACCTTGGGTGCCCTGAAGCGCGTCGATGCGGGACTGGCGCGACGGCTTCGGCTGCAGCTTGACGATTTCAACGAGGCGACGCTGTCTGGCTCGGAATCTGACGTCGAAAAGCATGGCGCTGCGACGTGCCGAGGCTATGCGGCCGTGGTGCGGGCCATGGAAGCGGCAGGTGCGCCAGACGATGCCTACCTTGAGGGTTGGTGCCCCCGAACCGGCTTTCGAGTTGCCATAGCGAACCAGAGGGCTGCAGCTGACCGGGTCGTCGAGCTTCATGGCCAGAAGGTCTGTTTCGTGACGCCTGACGAGGTTGCCGCGATCCTGGCTGGGCTCGAAAGTTTCAAAGTCATCGACGTGATCAAGCGGCAATTCCCTGGTGCCGAAGCTCTGGATTTCTATCTGGACGAGCCGGCCAAGGGCGATAGCGGCCTCTTACCCGATCAAAGGAACCCCCATGCGTGACCTCACCGAATCCCATGCCGCCTATGGCCGTGCCATGCTGGCCGACCTCACAAGGCCGAATGCCGGGCCTGGGAAGCCCGTGGACGGCAATTCAGCCGATACGGCGGCCCATGTGCCGGCCGGGGACGGCGATGGGCCTGTACGGGGCTGGGAAAGCGTCCGCACCAGGCTCGCCTACTTGGACAAACACGATCACGTTACAGTCAGTGCGGTTGGGATGATCTATGACGCTGCGCTGGCGGTCGTGCGCGACGCGCCGCCCATGCCGCTGGTGAGCTCGGAACCGTGGGTGGAGGGGGACGATGCCTATCGGAAGCGGCTTGCCGATCCGAAGAACGATTACAGGACGCACATCGGCTACGACCTGGAACGCGTCGGCCAGAAATCCGGTCTGCCCAGAGCGCGACTCGTGCGGCTAATGACGGGATAAACTACATAGAAAACCCGCCCGGCTCTCACCGGACGGGCGTCTCGCAAAGGAAAGCTCTAGCCGGGCCATTCCGAGCGCGAGACATAGAGGAATCGAATGTCGAGTTCAACCGTAGACGAAGACGGCACCCCTCGCCGTCCCCACGACGATATCCCTGACGGCGAACAGCAGTCCCGTATCGACAGGGCCAGGCAGGAGGGGGCGCGATCCGCGATCGACCGGGACAGTCGGCCCGAGGACATCAGCGCGGCGTTTCGCAAACACAGCCTCATCGAACCCCGCGATATCGGGTCGGCGGCTTATGCGGAAGTCGTGCGGGTCACGTTCGGTCGTCGATGGTTCATCCTTCAGACCAAGCCCGCCGCCGAGGCGGTCGCGGTCAAGGCTATAGCCAAGGCTGGATCTCAGGCGTGTGCGCCTGAGATCGCGGATTGGGTCGTGTCTCACCGCAAGGAGATCGTGCGGCTACGACCGCTCTTCCCTCGCTACGTGTTCGTCGGGCTTGATCCGGACGCACGCGGTGATATCGACTTCCGGACGCCGCGCCTTTGTGACGGCGTGGCCGGCTACGTCAAGATGGCCGGGGGCATAGCGGAGGTACGTGACACCCTCGTGGGAGATCTCATGTTCGCCAATCAGCGGCGGTGGGTGGATTTCATATGGTCGAAGGCCATGAAGGATCGGCCGAAGCGCCGCGTCTTTGCGACGCAAGGGTTCGGCGAGGCGATGAACATCATTCTCGATGCTGATCCCCGGAGTAGGCTCAAGCTGTTTCTCGACCGTTTCGGGAAGCGCGGTGCCCTCTTGCATTGTGCTGGCGACTAAGGTATGGAGCATGAACGGAAAAGCGCGGTGTTGCAGAATTGCCACCGTCCTACCGCGCGAAGCGGTGCCCAAAGCGTCGCTCAGACGGTTAAACCTTCCCGGCGCATCGCACGGCCCGATGGGCACCCCTGAAAAACATTCAACACCTTTCAAGGATTTCAAATGCCCGGTGGCGCTCGTCCCGGCGCCGGTCGTAAGAAGGGCGTCCCCAACACCAGGACCCAAGAGCGTGTCGCCAAGGCGGAAGCCTCGGGTCTGATGCCTCACGACTTCCTGCTCGCCGTGTCTCGCGGCGAGGTGTTCGACGGCTATAGGCCAACCTTTACCGAGCGCATGAAGGCGGCCACCGATGCTGCCAACTATTTCGCCGCGAAGCTCGCGAGTATTGAGGTGACCGGCCGGGATGGCGGCCCTATCGAAGCCGTAGCCATCATCACCGACGATCCCCTTGAAGCCGCAAGACAGTACCAGCGCCTGATGTCCGGTGAGTGACGCGGACGGCTTCGACTTTCGCAACCCGGATTATTCGGCCGTTTTCAAACGCCGTGTCGAGCGGCTGAACCGCATCCGCCGCGACCCTTCGGTACTGCCGGCACTACGGACGTTCTATCGCGCCAATCCAGCGCAGTTCATCACGGACTGGGGCTGCACAGCCGATCCCCGCAATGTCGAGGTCGGACGTCCTGCAGTCGTTCCCTTCATCCTGTTCCCTCGCCAGTTCGAGTGGTGCGATTGGGTTGTTGATAGTTGGCGGAATCAACGGCCAGGCGTGACCCCGAAGAGCCGGGAGTCCGGTGTATCGTGGGTAGCGGTCGCTCTATCGTGCACGCTGTGCCTGTTCAACGAAGGTATGGCGATCGGCTTCGGGTCGCGAAAAGAGGAATACGTCGACAAGATCGGGGCGCCAAAGTCGCTGTTCTGGAAGGCCAGGAAGTTCATAGAGCTTCTGCCGCCCGAGTTCCGCAACGGCTTCGATCCGAAGAACGATGCGCCTCACATGCGCATCCTGTTCAAGCGAACCGACAGCATCATGACCGGGGAGGCCGGCGACAACATCGGTCGCGGTGACAGGACATCGGTCTTCTTTGTCGATGAGGCCGCCTTTCTCGACCACCCCGAATTGATCGAACAGGCTCTATCGCAGACCACCAACTGCAGGATGGACGTCAGCACCGCCAATGGATTGGGCGGACCCTTCCACCGCAAAGTGACGGAATGGCCTGCCGATCGGGTGTTCCGCTTCCATTGGCGGGACGACCCCCGCAAGGATCAGGCTTGGTATGACAGGCAGGTCGAAATCCTCGACCCCGTCACCATCGCTCAGGAACTCGATATCGACTTTTCGGCCTCGGTCGAGGGTGTCGTTATTCCGAGCGCGTGGGTCCAGGCATCAATCGACGCACACGTCAAACTCGGTATCACACCTAGCGGCATGCGGGTCGGCGCTCTCGATGTCGCCGATGAAGGCAAGGACACCAACGCTTTTTGCGGTGCCCATGGGATCCTCATCGAAACTTTGGACGAGTGGTCGGGCAAGGGCGACGACATCTTCGGCACGGTGCAACGGGCCTTTGGTCTTGCGGCTGCCAACAGCTATGTCGGCTTCCGCTACGATGCCGATGGCCTTGGGGCTGGCGTCCGCGGCGATGCGAGGGTCATCAACGAGACCCGACAGGCCCGAAGTGAGGCTTTGATCGGCGTTGAGGCGTTCCGCGGCTCGGCCGGCGTGCTTCATCCCGAGCGCGAGGACGTCAAGGGCCGCAAGAACCAGGACTTCTTCGCCAACCTCAAGGCGCAGAGCTGGTGGTCGCTGCGGACCCGGTTTCAGAACACCTTCCGGGCCGTGACGGAAGGGGCGGACGTTTCGCACGACGACGTCATTTCGATTCCGTCCGCGCTGTCACATCGATCTCGTCTCTGTTCCGAGCTGTCGCAACCGACCTATAGCGTCAACGGCGTTGGCAAGATCGTGATCGACAAGACGCCGGACGGGACAAGATCCCCCAACCTCGCGGACGCCGTGATGATCCGGTTCGCACCGCGCGATGAGCCCCTTACCATTACCCCCGCCATGCTGGCGCGGTTCTCCCAACCGAGGCGCTCCTATTGAGCAAGAAGCGGCGCAAGGCGCATGTCGCCGCGCCGCAACTCGTTCAGCAACCGTCCCCGCTCCGTCCGTTCATGTCGGACGAAGCTGTGGCGCTTCTGGCTCGCAAGAACCGTACGCCGCCGGCCGAGGACATCTTCAAGTCCGCCGTGCCGCCGCCGGGGGTCGTACCGGAAGGCGCCGTCCTCGCAATGGACGACGCGCTCTCGGGCGCGGGCGGATGGGCTGGGCAGACCTATGGGGCTTCGCTCGGTGGCTTTGGCGCTGCCATCTCGATGACGGTGCTGGCGCTGTATGCGCAGCGACCCGAATACCGCAAGATCGCCGACGTCCCCGCCACCGAGATGACGCGGCGGTGGATCAAGATCACATCCATCGATCAGGACGCCGACAAGACCGACCGCATTCAGGCCATCGAGGCCGGGCTCGTCAAGTTCAAGGTCCGAGATGCTTTCCGTGATGCGGTCCGCTATGACGGACTAATGGGCCGTGGCCATCTATACATCGACCTCGGCGCCCAGGGCGACGAAAGGGCGAAGCCGATCGGTAACGGCAGCGACGCAGCTACACTGCAGAAGGTCAAGCGCGGTTCCCTGAAGGGCATTCGGTCTGTCGACCCCCTTTGGGTCTATCCGCAGAGCTACAACACCAGCGATCCGCTCGCACCCGACTGGTACGAGCCGCAGTCGTGGTACGTGATGGGCGGCTCGGTCCATGCCAGCCGGTTGCTCACCATCGTGGCGCGCGAGGTGCCGGACATCCTGAAGTCTGCCTACAGCTTCGGCGGGCTGTCACTGACGCAGATGGCGCAACCCTATGTCGACAACTGGATAAGGACCCGGCAGAGCGTTTCCGATATCGTCCACGCATTCACGGTGTGGGTGCTGAAGACTGATATGAAGGTAAAACTGCAGGGCGGAAGTAGCAGCGCGCTCTTCGGCGATACGGGCCTCGGCAACAACGGTGACGGCCTGGATGGCCGCCTGATGATGTTCAACCAAACCCGCGACAACCGCGGCATCATGGCGCTTGACAAAGACAGCGAGGACTTCGTCAACGTCACGGCCAATCTCGGCACGCTAGATAAGCTGCAAGCCCAGGCATTCGAACAAGTGGCGATGGTGGCGTCTCAGCCGCTCGTCAAATACGCCGGGCTTCAGCCGGCCGGCCTCAATGCATCAAGCGATGGAGAAATTAGAGTTTACTACGACACCATCCACGCCGCGCAAGAGGACCACCTTCGCGATCCCCTGCAGACCGTGATCGACATCATCCAGCTAAGCGAGTGCGGCGACATCGATCCATCCATCCGCTTTGGTTTCGAGCCGCTGTGGGCCATGAGCGAGCGCGAGCGCGCCGAAGTCGAGAAGCTCGAGGCGGAGACGGACCAGATTCGCCTTGACACCGGTGTGCTATGGCAGGGCGAAGTCCGCAGCAACGTGGCGTCCGATCCGGACAGTCGCTATCCTGGCTTGGATGTCGAAGACCTGCCGGATCTCAGTGCCGAGGAAGCCGAGGGCTTGCAACCCAAGGGGCAGACGGGCGCCGAGGATGTGCGACGGTTCTTCGCGACCGATGCCGAATTCGAGGAGTCGAAACATCCGCGGGATAAGGGCGGCCAGTTCGCCGGGGGCTCGGTTCATCCGACTGCCAGTGCTCATGCTAGCCTCGCACCGGGGGATGTCTACTTCAAGTTGGCGGGAGCCGAAGACCTTGGTGGCAAGACGGAGTTACAGCGGGTCGCAAAGGAAATCGTCGAGCAGCGGCCGGATCTGGCTAAGAAGGTCAAGTCGGGCCTTGACGACCTAGGGCATTACAATCTCAGTATCGGCCCGATGCCGGAAGAGAATGCCCAGCCTAAGGCCGTCGAGCAGAACGACGACCCAGAACTCCCGGCCAAGTTCGATTGGCTTCACCCGGATCAGGTTCGAGCCGTGCGTGAGATTGCTGCGAAAGCGGACGCGCTAGGAGCCGGGCACGCGGGGCTTCGGGTTATCCCATCCGAAGACGATCGGGATTACAAAATGGGATCCAAACTCCCTCGCAGCTTCCACTGGGTGAATGGGTCGATCACGAAAAAGAAGTTGTCCGGGACAAGCACGGTCGGACTCAATTCAACGAGCATGGCGGACGTGGCGGAAGCCTTGCACACCTTGGGCGCTTTCGGGAAAAACGGGCCGAACGGGTATTATTACGGATCGCGGGTTGCCCTTGTGCATGGCACGGGCAGCAATGAAGGCGAAGACGGGGGCGAAAAGATCATCAAGAATGCCAAAGTGGCTGACTTGTGGCATAAGCCCAACGATGGATTGTCGCCGCTGAAACCAAAAGGCAATCCTACATAGGGTTGCCTCGTTATGCCCCACAAAGACCGTGAGACCCGGCTGGCCTATCTGCGGTCGTGGAAGCTAAAACACCGACCGTCCCCGAAGGTGGAACCGCAGCGCGATCTCTCGCTCCCGTCTCGGGGCATCATGACGTTTTCCGAGGATGGCGCCCGCGTCCAATGCCATTCGTGCGGCGATTGGTTCGGTGCGCTAAACACGCACCTCAGGATGCACGGCCTTGATGCACACTCCTACAAGGATCTGTTCGGCTTGCCCCGTACGGCTTCTCTCCTGCCGCCCGTGACGGTGGATCGATACCGCGCCGCATCGTTGGAGCGTGACCAAGGCATGATCGGCCGCGTTTACCTACCGTCACCGACCCCACGGCCAAAGGGGCAATCACCGAGGCTTGGAGTACGGATCGAAGCCAGCGACGTCCGCCGAGGCGTCTATATGCGCGGCGGCGGGAAGACGATACCGAAGGTCTGATGGATGGTCGGTTTCACCCTTGCGGACATTATCGGCGGCGAGCCTGTCGACACGGCCGACACGCGGATGATCGCACTGCAATGCCTGTTCGACCAGGTGAAGGCTTCGCTCCGGGATTGCGACTTCAAAACGGCGCGGCTCCTGCTCGCGTCCATCCTGCGAGAGGTCAACCAGCTTGAAGACCTCGTCTCGCCGATCCTCTCGACCCTTGGGAAAGGTGCTTAGGCCGGTTCATGCGAATGCCGGTCTCTCTGCCGAGTACAAACGCCGCCTTACGGACCTGATCGACGAGTTGTATGCCAGCGTCACCCATTGGGTAGGCGCAGCGTATCGCAACAGGTCTCCCGAGCTCGCTCAGGACGCCAGCCCAGCCGAAACCATGCGGGCCGCGATCCGCAAATTGACGCGGCGCTGGACCGAGAGGTTCGACGAAGCCGCGAAGAAGCTCGGTGCATGGTTCACCAAGGCCACGGCACAGCGCTCCGATGCCGTGCTGAAGAAGATCCTCAAGGACGCCGGGATCTCGGTCGATTTCCAGATGACGCGGGCACAGAACGACGTCATCCGGGCGACGCTCAATCAGCAGGTGGGATTGATCCGCAGCATTCCGCAGAAATTCCTCGGTGACGTGGAAGGGGCGGTCATGCGATCCGTCCAGACTGGCCGCGACATCGGCGGGCTCACGAAAGAGATCCAGGCCATCGCGGGCGTATCGAAGCGCCGGGCTGCGTTCATTGCTGTAGATCAGAACGCCAAGGCTACCGCCAGCATGACACGGGCGC